CAGGGCAGTTAAGAATTTTCCTGGTGGTAAAAAAGGTCGTGCAATAGAAAATAAAGTACGTAAAGAATTTGGTATGTCAAAGGGCGGTATTACTGCTGGTAAAGCAAAGGCTACTAAACGCAATACTAAAGTAAAAGAATTTATGAACCCTATTACTAAAGGTAAAAATAAAAATTTTGCAAAAGACGTTAATAAAAAAACTGTACCTAGTGCATCAACATCTCGCCGCGCTAGTATTAAGGAAGCGAGTTTTAATAGTCGTATGGAGAAACATCCATTAGTTCGTAATGCTGGTGAATCTTCAGCAGAGGGTAAGTATCGTTTAAATCGTGGAAAATCAATTCCTAAGAAGCGGGGCAACTAATATGGCAAATCCAATCAAGGCTGTAAAGGCTGTTAAAAAAGTTACCACTCGCAAACAAAAAGCATTTAATAAAGCAAACAAAATTGGTGGTGGTATTGGTGCGCCAATGGTAGGTACAAATAAATCTGGTAATAAAATTGTTGTAGAAGAAATGACTGGTAAAAAAGTAACAGGCAAAAAGAAAAATATGCGTGATACTTCTCAGTTAATTGAATTACGAGCAAAAGGTGTTAAAATACGTGGTGGTGATAAATTAAAATATCCTTCAAATAATTATTTAAGAAAAATAAAAGAAAAAGCACCTAAAGTACCAGTAAAGAAGCGTGGTAACTAACATGGCTAAGTCTAAGAAAGCAAACCTTGGTCCTACTAAAAAGTTAAAGCCAATTATAAAACGTAGTGTTAAATCTGGCTTAAAAGAAGATTTTGGTTATATGAAAGAAGGCGCAAAAATTGCTGCCGATGTTTTTATTCCTAGAAGCAAAGAAGATTTAGCATGGCTATTTGCAGGTGGTGCAGCAGGTCGTGCAGTTGGTGGTATTGGCAAAGCAGGAAAGAAGTTTGTAAATAAAGTTTATAGAAACATGGGTAGATAGTGGCTATTGACCCAAGTAAAATTGCTAAGGCAATACGTGCTGCTCAAGCGGCTAAGAAAAAAGTAGCCAAGATTCCTGCTGGTCAAGCCAGTAAAGTTGCTAGAGAACAAGTTCGTGGTACTGGCAATAAAGGTAGAAAGATTAATAAAAGAACTGGTTTAACACCAGAAGAGGCAAGTAGAAGCAGAATAAAACAACCAGTTACAAAAAGTAATTTTGGTCGTGCCCGTAATCCTGAAGATATTAAACGTGGTAAACGTCTTTCTGAATACGAAAGACGTATGCAATTAAGTAACCCACCAAAGCCTAAAACAACTAAGCCAGCCAAAAAAGAAGTTTTTTTAACTAGAGGTAAGAGCATTGCTAAACGTTCTGAAGTTGAAGAAGTAACAGCAAAGCGTTTAGAAAAACAAGCAAGAAGAGAAAGAACTGAAAAGATTTTTAAGGCTATGACACCTCAGCAAAAACGTACCTTAATGGCACGAGCACAGGTTAAAAGAGCGCAACGTGAAGAAAATGCTGGTAAAACTAAATATGGTATGGATGTAAAACCACGTCAACAACTTGATGAAAAAGTAATTGAACGTGCTAAAGAACTTACTGTTCAAGAAAGAAATGAAATTGCTAGAAAAGAAGCAATTGAATTTGGCCAACGCAGAGAAGCAGATAGACGTGCTTCAGAAGGTCTTAAGGCAAGAAATAAAAATATTGCGGATAAAATGAAAAATATGACACCTGACCAAAAAAGAAGATTTGTAAATTATCTTAGAGAAAGCGGTTGGTAATGGTTGACCCTAAGAAGATTAAAAAAGTTGTTAAGGCTGTTAAGAAGGCTGCAAAGAAAAAACCAATGAGTCCTAAACAAAAGACTTATCAAATCCGTGGTGCTGAACAAAAAAGAGAAAAAGAATTAGATGCAAGAGGCGGAAGAGCGTCTGCTGAATTTATTGCAAAACTAAGAAGAGAAACATTTCCTGAACAATACAAATAAGGCGGGTAATTAATTGTTAAGCATTGAACAAATTGCAGCAAGAGTTGATTCTCTTAAGCAGCGTTCTTCTGAACGTGATAGCAGAGCACAAGATGTTCTTGCTGTCCGTAAAGGTAACATTGCAAATGTATATCCAAGTTTCTTTCCAGAGGGTGTAGAAGCAAATGTCGTTGCAAATTTTATTGATATTGTTGCCCGTGACTTGTCGGAAGTTATGGCACCTCTTCCTGCGGTTAACTGCTCGGCCGCTAATCAGGTCTCTGACCGTGCTCGTTCTTTTGCCGATAAGCGTACTCGTATTGCTTCTAACTATTTTGCTCATTCAGATTTACAAGTGCAGATGTACACAGGTGCAGACCATTACATCACATTCGGTTTCGTCCCATTCATAATTGAATTAGACGAAGAAGCAGGGCTGCCACGTATCAGAGTAGAAAGTCCAATTGGGGCTTACCCAGAATTTGACCGCTACGGACGTTGCATTGCCTTTGCAAAAAGATACTCATTAACAATTGCTGAGTTAGTAGCCCAGTTCCCAGAATATGAATTGCAAATTCTAGGACGTAATGGCTATGACCAGAGTTTAAATTCAGTAGTGGAATTTGTTCGTTATTACGACAAAGACCAATCATTGATTTATATTCCAACTCGCAATAATTTAATTTTATCTCAGGCTATTAATCCATTTGGTAAAATGATGGTAGTAGTTGCTAAACGTCCCTCCATTGATGGAGAGATGCGTGGACAGTTTGATGATGTTTTAGGTATCCAACTGCTTCGTAACAGGTTCGCATTACTTGCGATGGAAGCAGCAGAGAAATCAGTTCAATCACCAATCGTTGTTCCTAACGATGTTCAAGAAATTCAATTTGGTGGGGATGCAATTATCCGTACCAATAACCCTGCTGGAGTTAGACGTGTAGAACTTCCTATTCCAAATGGTGCATTTACTGAACAATCATTACTGCAACAAGAATTACGTGTAGGTACTCGTTACCCTGAGTCCCGTACTGGTAATCTTGATGCAAGTATTATTACTGGCCAAGGTGTGCAAGCACTTATGGGTGGCTTTGATACTCAAGTTAAATCTGCTCAGGCTATCTTTGCCTCAGCACTTAAAGATGTTATATCTCTTTGTTTTGAGATTGATGAAACATTCTTTGATTTTGAAAAGACAGTTCGTGGTGTAGATGCTGGTTCTCCATACAGTATTGACTACAAACCATCTAAGGACATTAAGAAAGATTACTCAGCCGATGTTCGCTATGGCATGCTTGCTGGTCTTAACCCAGCGCAGGGACTTATCTTCATGCTACAAGCACTAGGCGCTAAGATTATTTCTAAAGATATGGTTATGCGTGAACTACCATTTGGTATTAACGTAACTCAAGAACAAGAAAAGATTGAAGTTGAAGAGATGCGTAACTCTTTGATTGGTTCATTGCAGGCTTATACGCAAGCGATACCGCAAATTGCAACACAGGGTGGAGACCCAAGTGAAATAGTTGTAAAGATTGCTGATGTAATCAAGGCACGCCAAAAGGGTGTAGCCATTGAAGATGCTATTGAGCAAATCTTTAAACCAGAATTACCTCCTGCTGGTGCTCCACAGGTTGAGCAAATGTCCCCTGCTCCCGCTGCAGCATCGGCAGGAGGCTTACCTCCGCAACCAGCAGGTGGCGGACTACAAAGTCTTTTATCTAGTTTAAGTTCTACTGGTACAGGTAGTGCAAGTGCAAGGACCGTTGTAAGAAGATAAATTAGGTGGGGGACAATGACAGCAATAGTTGGAATACAAGGTAAAGGCTGGGCCGTTTTAGGCGCAGATACTACAACCTCATATCAAGATAGACCATACGTGGCTAAAGGGTGTGAGAAAATAGTTAAGATTGGTGAGTATCTAATTGCAGTTGCAGGTGATGCAATTGTAGGAGATATCCTTAATAACTTATGGCAACCACCTAAAGTAATTAAGACCCAAGACCCAGACAGATTTATGATGATTAGAGTATTACCATCTATGAAGCAAACTATATTAGATGGTGGATATGACCCAACACCTAAAACAAAGAATGATGATGATTCAGGTTGGGATGCATTAGTTTGTTTTAATGGCAGGTTATATCAAGTTAGTGATGACTATGGATATATGCGGGACGACAAAGGTTTATATGCAATAGGTTCTGGTGGAACCTTAGCACTTGGTGCATTAGTAGCGTTAGAGTCTGAAACTAAAACTCATGCTAAAGCATCTGGTGCAGCAAAGAAAGCAATTAACATAGCAATTGAATACAATGTGTGGTGCGGTGGAACCGCAACTGTTAAAACACAATTTACTAAGTAGGAGGAAGCGTGGCTCAGCAAGGTGGATATAGAAAACCAAGTAACCCAGCCCCAATATCAGGCCCTGGCTCTCTTAGTCAACGTACTGACGGGGGCGGCACACAACCTGCAACCTACGTTCCAGGATTACCATATGGACAAGGACAAGAAACTTACAACAACCAAGTAGCAGCGCCTATGGCTGGCAATCCAATTCCACAAATGGAAATGCCAACACCATTAATGGCACCTACTGCACGTCCCAATGAACCCATTACTTCTGGAATTAATATAGGTGCTGGACCTGGCTCAGAAGCAAAGCCAAAACTGCCTAATCCTTCATACACA